CTATCTAGGTCTCTAGTAGGTCTCTAAAATGTCTCTAGAGTGTGGCATCTCTCCTCTCACTCTCTAGCTTCTAGAATATGCATGCTTAGTTATATAGTTAGAATCTATTGAGCATGGGGGAGGGGGGGTTGCTGTGTTATATTTATAATTAGAACCCTCTGAAACACCTAAAAAGTTAAATTAAGAAGACTAATAAATTAAAGAAATTAGCTGAAGTTAACGACAGAAGACTACAGATAAGGAACAGTATATGAATCAATAGCTTAGGAAGCTAAGGAGATAACAGAAGATAAGCTACGATAGTGCATAATAAAGGCTTGTTAGCTACAGTTGCGGAATACGTGCTAGTTTACTGAGCAGACCCGCATAAGAATGTTTCTCATAGTATACAAAAAAGCTACTTAGTGTACATAATGTGCTACGTAGTGAGTAACATAGTGAAATATTACTTGACAAATTCTAATAAGTATGGTATAATAGTTGTACTAAGGAGAAAAACGCTAAGTCAGTTCCTAAGTAAATACAATATAAAAACCAAATAATATAAAAACTACTTAGTTAACTTCTAAGTATAACTTAGAAGAGAAGTAATTTTAAATGTTAGTCTCTACTCACGTAGGAAAAGGCTTAGAAGTGAACTTAGAAGATAAAGAAGATAATTCAGTTGTTGTGTCTATACCACGTAGGGGTCGTCCTCCTAAGGCTGTCGTAGAAGCTAAGCGTAAAAGAGGTAAGGTAGGTAGACCCCAGGGTGACACAGGAAGAATACAAGAATTTAAAGCTAGACTCCTGAGTACTACTGGAACTAAGGTCATAGACACTGTCTTAAGGAAAGCCTTAGACGATGAAGATAAAGATCAGGTAGCATGTCTAAAGATGTGCATGGACAGACTTCTACCTGTCTCACTCTTTGAAAAGGATGCTAAGGGTCAGCGGAATGCTGTAACAATTAACATCACTGGCTTGGGTGAGACTAAGGTGGAAGCTGTAGAGACCATCGATATGGTAGACGAAGATGAATCTTAACTTCGAGCTACTGCCCTGGCAAAAGAAAGTATTTAGCGATGACACAAGGTTTAAGGTTATCGTAGCAGGACGACGTTGTGGTAAGAGTAGACTCTCAGCAGTAGCCCTCTTGGTGGAGGGACTGAGATGTCCTCAAGGCTCAGCAGTGATGTATGTAGCCCCTACCCAAGGGCAAGCAAGACAGATTATCTGGGACTTGCTAATGGAGCTGGGTAGAGATGTAATCAGTAACAGTCATGTCAACAACATGGATATCACACTGATCAATGGTGCTAAAATTTATGTTCGAGGTGCTGATAGACCTGACACCCTTCGTGGGGTTAGTCTTACTTTTTTGGTACTGGACGAGGTAGCTGACATTAAACCAGATACCTGGGAGAAGGTCTTACGTGCTTCGTTATCAGACAAAAAGGGTAAAGCACTCTTTATTGGCACTCCGAAGGGACGTAATTGGTTTTATGAAATGTACAACCTTGGCACGTCGGAAGAAGATGAAGAGTGGAAGAGCTGGCACTTCACTACGAAGGATAACCCACTTATCGACCCTAAAGAAATTGAGGGAGCTAAGAAGACATTATCTTCGTTTAGTTTTAAGCAGGAATACGAAGCAAGCTTTGATAACGCAGGAACAGACTTATTCAAAGAACAATGGATAAAGTACGGAGAAGAACCTACTGAAGGTGTTTATTACATAGCAATAGACTTAGCAGGTTTTACTAATGTTAACTACTCCTCCGCAAGAGCAAAGAAATTAGACGAATCAGCTATCGCAGTAGTAAAAGTAACTGAAGATGGTGAATGGTTTATAAAGAAGATTGAGCATGGACGCTGGGATGTTAAGGATGCAGCAGCTAGGATTCTTAAGAACATTAGAGACTTTCAACCAGTAGGTGTAGGAATTGAAAGAGGAACAGTACGAAACGCTGTACTGCCCTACCTCAGTGATCTAATGAGATCAAACAACGTCTACGCAACGATACAAGATTTAACGCATGGTGGTAAACAAAAGACTGAACGAGTTGTCTGGGCATTACAGGGACGATTCGAGCATGGTAAGGTAACACTCAATGAAGAGGAGGACTGGAAAGAGTTTGTAGACCAGCTCCTAATGTTCCCCACTGCACAGGTGCACGACGACTTAGTGGATGCTTTAAGTTACATTGATCAGTTAGCTGTAACGTCATACTTTACAAATGACGAAGAAGAAGAATATGAACCAACCGATTTCATTGCTGGCTATTAAGGAAAGATATGTACGATAAAGAATATGAAAACGACTATGTCCCTCTAAACTTTGATGAACTTAGTAAGAACCCAGCAGTATGGGAAGTAATCAAAGAAGAGATGAACTACCTAAGCGGTGACTGTCTAATGAAGATTATCACTGCTGCGAAGGAACAAGGACTTAAAGACGATAAGATCTTTATTCCTGCCGTAGAAGTTGTTGAGGTTGAGTTTGAAGATTTATTCAAATCATCAATTAATGACACCACTGAGGAAGACTAAGAATGGCTGAGTTCAAAGAAGATACAGTTACTGAAGCTGATCGTGAATTAGTTTCGTTTATTGTTGATCATTGTAATCGATGGAGAGACCATCGTGATGTAAACTATTTAGACAAGTGGGAAGAGTATGAAAGACTTTGGAGAGGAATCTGGGATGGGGCTGACAAGACTCGTGAGTCCGAGAGATCTCGTCTTATTACTCCCGCCCTCCAGCAAGCTATCGAAGGTAAGCAAGCTGAGATATCTGAAGCTGTGTTTGGTCGTGGTGAGTTCTTTGATATTGTTGATGATCGCCTTGATCCTGACCAACAAGATATTGCCTTAGTACGTCAACAGATGCATGAGGACTTTAAGTTCTCTAGAATTAAGAAAGCAATTGATGATGTGATTCTCTTAGGAGAGTTATATGGCACAGGTATCGGAGAGATTGTAGTAGAAGAAAAAACTGTAATGTCTCCTGCTACCCAACCTATCCCTGGTAGTGCTATGGCTGCTATCGGTGTAAAAGAACAGAAGAAGTTCATGGTAGGTTTAAACCCTATCAATCCTCGTAACTTCTTAGTTGATCCTAATGCTCGTGATGTAGAGTCAGCTCTAGGTGTAGCTATCGAAGAATACATGCCATACTTTAAGATTGTCCAAGGCATGGTCGATGGTACATATCGTAAAGTATCAATCACTCCTAGCTATAACGACATGGACTTAGAGCCTGTCCAAGAGATGTCTCCTAAGCAAGATGATAAAGTACGAGTCCTTCGCTACTATGGTCTTGTTCCTAAGAGTTACTTAGAAGAATTAAATAAGCAAGACGGAGAAGAGATAGTAGATCTGTTCCCTGAGGGATCAATGGCTGAAGACTACCAAGACATGGTAGAAGCTATTGTTGTGGTGGCTGACGATCAGTGGCTCTTAAAAGCTGAAGAGAATCCTTACATGATGAAGGATCGTCCTATTGTCTCCTATCAAGCTGACTCCATGCCTGGTCGTTTCTGGGGTCGTGGTACTGCTGAGAAGGGCTACAATATGCAGAAGGCTATTGATGCACAAATTCGTGCTCACCTAGATAGTCTTGCTCTAACCACTGCCCCAATGATGGCGATGGATGCTACTCGTCTACCTCGTGGTGCTAAGTTTGATGTACGTCCTGGTAAGAATATCTTAGTCAACGGTAATCCAAATGAAATCATGATGCCATTTAAGTTTGGCAACACTGATCCTCTAAACATGGGTACTGCTCAGACTTTCCAATCAATGCTCCTCCAAGCTACAGGAACAATGGACGCTGCTGCTATGCCTAGCCAAGTAGCTGCTGGGGAAGCCTCTGGTGCTGGTTTATCAATGGCTCTATCAGGCTTGATGAAGAAGAACAAGCGTACCCTGATTAACTTCCAAGAAGACTTCTTAATCCCCTTCATTACCAAATCTGCCTACAGATTCATGCAATTTGACCCTGAGCGTTATCCTGTTAAAGACTTTGTGTTCTTGCCTGTATCTACCTTAGGAATGGTAGCTCGTGAGTACGAACAACAGCAGATGATGGGTTTAATGTCTACCTTAGGAGGTCAATCTCCTATAATCCCAGTGCTTTTACAAGGTGTAATCCAAGGTTCTAGCATTGCAAACCGTGAAGAAATCATTTCTACGCTCCAGCAAATGAGTCAACCTGACCCAATGCAGCAGCAAATGCAGCAACTTACTATGGCTACGGCTGAGGCTACCCTACAAAAGACTCAGGCTGAGGCTGCTAAGGCTATGGCTGAGGCTCAAAGAGCTGGTGCTCAAGCCCAGGCTGTACCTGTTGAGGCTCAGGCTAAGGTAATTGCTGCAGCTTCTAAGAATACTGCTGATCCTATGGCAAATGAGTTTGAACAACGTATGAAAATTGCTGAT